TCACTGGCAGAACCTTGTGAATCAAGAAACTACAGATGCACTCAGGAGGCTGTTAGATGAAGTTTAGTGAGCACCCGGATTACGTCAAGTACCGCACAATACCTAATTATTTGTACGCCAAGATAGCACTTGAACAATGTGGCAAGTGTGGCTGTGGATGTGGTAGAGATTTGGAATTTGAACAACGTAAAATACGCATTGAGCATATTATGCAAAGAGCATTTGGCGGTAAGCATGAGGAAAGTAACATAGCGCTTTGGTGTGTGAAGCCTTGCTCCCTCGCTAAAGACAAAAAAGATGCGCGTGCTAGAGCTAAGGTCAGAAGTTTAACATCTGCAACTGCTAAGTCAAAAAAACCTAAGAAAAAAATACAATCGCGTGGATTCAACGACAGCTATAAGCCTAATATTAAGGAAATTGATTGATGTATAAACGTAACAAATACAACGCCATTAAAGTAAAAGATGATGGCTACACATTTGACAGCAAGCGTGAACACGCCAGATACCTGCATAACAAGCAAAGGTTAAAAGATGGTGAGATATCAGAGTTAGAAATACACCCAGTCTATCAGATACTAGTGAACGACCAAAAAATATGTAGATATACGGCAGATTCACAATATAAGAATAAAGAAGGCACATTAATAGTGGAAGATGTCAAGAGTCCCATTACAGCTCGTCAGGCCAGATATCGGCTAGTTAAGAAGCTTATGAAGGCTGTGCATAATATAACAATTTTAGAAGTGTATTAAATAAAAAAAGGGCAGTAGAAAGGATTAAAAACTACTGCCCAGTTGTCTGCATCTACGGGGAGGAAAACAAGCAGACGCACATATTAATAAAGATATTGACGTAATTGTCTATATGCGATTACAATAAAACTGTAAAAAAGGAAAATAAAATGAGCTTACCATACTTCAACTACTACCCAAAAGACATGGGCTACAAAACTATGCATCTAACTTTAGCAGAGTTTGGTGCATATAATAGACTGCTATCACTTTGCTGGACAACACCGGGCTGCACAATACCAAAAGACATCGAATGGATTGCTAGAAAAATGCTTATAAGATCAGAGCAAGATAAATCTGTGTTGTTGGCAATTTTAGATGAGTTTTTTATTGTTATAAAAGGGCAATATGCAAATAAAAGATTGTTAGAAGAATATAAGAAAAGTGACAGCAAGTATAAAACAAAAGTTAAAGCAGCTAAAAAAGGGGGTGCAGCTACAGCATTGAAATATAAAGAAAAAGATAGCGCCAACAGGCTTGCAGACGATAAGGCCATAAGGCGTGCCAACCAGAACCAGAACCAGAACCAAGAACCAGAACCAATTATTAATAATATACTATACAGGGAATGGAGGCCAAAAACATTAAATGCAACAACTAAGACAGCTCAGATGGTGCGTGATCATATGAGCAAAGATGTTTATGAGTTAGAGCTAGAAAAGTTTGTAGAGTTTCACATAGACAACAAAACTGAGTCTACTGATTTTAACAGGCAGTGGCGTACTTGGTTAAAAAACCATTTCACATACAACGACAGCAAAAAAGGAAAACAAAATGTCAGAAATAATAAAACTAACAAATATGCGCAAATCGGTGAGCAAAGACGTGCTAATCGGGGAAACTTGCTTAAAGAGTATCAATCTTAAAGGCTGGCCTAGAGATTTTGATTGTGCGCAAGATAAACAAATTGCAGCTGCGCAAAAGAAAAACATAGAGAAAGTTAAAGAACATTACTTAGGTACATTACAGCCAGCTGGCGCTAAAACTATATTAGGCTGCATTGAATTGCTTGAAAGCAGATACTATGAAGTTGCTAGGCCGCCAGAGCTACAAAAACAATTAGACCGGGAGTGGATTGCTGATATGAAAGACTATCCAGAGGATTTGATACATCAAGCTTGCGTAAATTGGCGTAACTCAAGTCAAAGCTACGCGCCTAGATCAGCTGGCGTATTGATGGAGTCAGTCAAGCCTGAGTATGTTAGACGCAAAAGCTTATATTTAAAATCTAAGTCAGTGTTGGAGTTGATATAATGTTAATTAATAAAATACATGAAGAAGTTTATAGAACGCCTTGGCTCGGCTTAAAACAAATAGCGTTTGCTTGTAACACTACCCCTGAGAGCGTCAGCTCGACATTGACCCGGTGCGGTACGTCATTTAATAAATTAAAGGCGCAAGAGATACGGAAGTTAAAGAACTTTGAGATTAACAGTAAAAGCTTTTTAGCTAAAGATGCTATAGAAGCTATGAGGTCTATAAAATAAACGTAAAAAAAATACATTTAACACTTGTTTATGTAAAAAAAATCCTTATATTGTGTATATAGACAATAAAAAAGGAAATATTATGTTTGTATTAATAACAATAAATAAGGCAACTAATAAAAATTTAGATGTAGAATTATACCCTGTTGAAACTGGCGAATGCTTTCAAGAGATGTTAAAATATATTAAAGACATTAAATCGCAAGGTTTTAAATGCGAGTATCATAGGGTCACTTAAAAACAACTAAACTACGACAAACAAGCTTTTAAAATAAAGGATTAATGATGGACAAACAAATAGAATATGAATTTATTTATTTAGATTATGATCTAATGGATAAACAAGAAAAAGCAGAGGCACTTGCAGAGGGTAAAAAAGTATTACGTGATTTATGTAATTTTGTAGTGCTTTCTACATTTGTTTTAACATTTACAGCAACAGCATTAGTGTGGGTAGGTTAGTATGATGAGCACAGCAGCGATGACAGAAGAAGAATTAAATAAGTATTATGATGTGTATGGTGAGTTTGAAAACTTGCCATTTGATATGGAAATTATGATGTATAGATTGCTTGATACAATGACAACTGAGCAAATAGAAGATGTGTTGGATCAGATAGATGCTGAAGGTTTGCAAGAAAGAGAATGGAAGATTTTAGAGCGTAAACATGATAGGCAGTTTGGCGGTATGTACGCAACCGAAGAAACAGAGTATTAATCATGTATAAAGGCAAGCATAGTTATAATAAACCAAATAGTTTTTCGGGGTATTTTGCTAAAAAAGGCATAATAATTTTTATAGTAACTATCTTGCTTTATGGTTTAATTTAGTTAGTCTTGGCACATGGATAACACTGTTAAAAGATATATACAATATGTTGAGGTTACAGGAACTGATGCTGTTGTTGTATTAGATGACGGCAGTGTGTTAGGCGGTGTTTTTAGTGTGCAAGCTACAACTACTGCACCGATTGAAGGCGAAGAAGAAACGCCATCACAAAGCTTTGCTAACATATTAGCCTACATACTGCATGAAAATGTTACCTTTAATGATATACAAGTAGCGGACAAAACACAGCACTAAATATGGCAAAGCATTGGTCAGATAGTAAAAAAGAGTTAGCTGCTAAGTTATGGGCTAATGCAGAATTAAACACACATCAAATTGCTGAAAGATTAGGCTGTACCTATCATGCGTTGCAACTGTTTGCATACAGAAATAGGCATATATTACCCAAACGCGGTTATGGTCAGATGCACAGACCTAATAATAAAAAAATAAAATTAGTAGCTGCAAAGCCTGTACAGATCACACGCTATAAAGACCCTGTTGCTATACACAAAGCGAGCAAGCTTTGGCATGATGGCTACGCTGTTGCGGCTATAATAAAAACACTAAAAATGGGCGACAAGACTTTTGTAAAAATGAGAAAGTATAGTCCTGCAAGCTTTCCTAAACGCAATAAAAATAATTATGTAGTAAACATTGAGTGGACAGATAAATTTATCAAAAGGTTAGGTTTTAACACAGTTACTGAGTTAGAAGATAATCTGGTAACAGCATCGTTTGCAAAACCCGGTAAAGGTTTTTATTTAAGAACAACAAGCGGTGATGGTTGGCTGCATATGTCAGGTAAAACTACAACAATACAAAAACGCTACAGATACCGGGGCACTTTAAGACAAGCACTAAACATGAAAAAAACTTGTAGTTTTAAAGTAGATATAGTGCCAGAAAATAAAAGCAATGACTAGCTGGCACATACTTAAAACAAGAACTAATAGAGAACTGTCTATACATGACTTTTTAGACAAAGAAGGTATTAGTTGTTACACACCTTTTGACACACGCATATTAAGATCAAGTCATGTGCAAAGAAAGGCGCGGCAAAGAACAACATATATAGTCCCGGTGTTTACAGGTTATTTGTTTTTCAAAATAGACATACGCACAGACTTGCCAAAGCTGTCGATTGCAACACAAAAGTGTAAAGATATTTATGGTATTATTATGAAAGATGACAGTAATTTGTATCGCATAAAAGATGATGTCATTGATTCATTACGCATTGCTTATCCTACAGGCTATATACCTAACGTACACATAGGCAAAAACAGGCAGCGCAAGATTGACTATAGTGCGCCAAGATTTATTAAAGGCCAAAAGGTAAGGTTTAAAGCTGGGCCATTGCAAGGCATAGACCTAACAGTAGACAGGCAAATGAACGACCAGATAGACTTATTGATGGAGTTTTTGTCTAGTACCCGGAAGGTAACAGCTATGATTGATAGTATAAAGGTGTGATATAAACACAATATGTGTTGCTATATTGACACAAAACCCCATATATAGTAAATATACGTTAGATCGGGCCGCGCGTACCAAGGTAGCCTCGCCCCCTAGCTGTACGCATTACAGCAGTAAGGCTTGCTATGCTTTTGAATAATAGGAGTTTTTAAAAAATGGTTTTATGTAAATCCTGTACATCCCCGGTAACGTGTAAGAATAATAAACGCTGTATGAAAAAAGGCACATATAAACGCAAAACAGTAAAAAAGCGTAGATATTAACCACCATAAAACATAAGAAAAAGTCTAAAGTAGATAAAAGTAGAAACATGGTAGAAAAGCCTAAACGTAAAAAAACAGGTGGCCGCAAAAAAGGCGTACCTAATAAGCAAACTGCACTACTTAAAGATGCTATATTAACTGCTGCACAAAGAGCTGGTGGCAATGAAGAAGATGGTATGGTTAAGTATTTAACAGATCGCGCATTAGATAATCCAACTGCATTTATGGGATTGCTAGGCAAGGTACTGCCAATGCAAGTAGCTAATGATGATAGCGGTGAGCCATTTAAAGTTGTTACACGCATAGAGTTAGTAGCACCAGACAATGACGACACTTAACTTAGAGCTACCAGCAAAACTAATACCTATATTTGAGGGTGATGCAGAAGTGCGCGGTGCTTATGGCGGCAGAGGTAGTGCTAAAACACGCAGCTTTGCTATGATGAGCGCTGTTAGAGGTGCTATATGGGCAAGTGAAGGTAACAGTGGACAGATACTGTGTTGCCGTGAACATTTAAACTCACTTGATGACTCATCACTAGCAGAAGTAAAAGCTGCAATACTTGGTAACGAATGGCTAACTAGCTGTTATGATGTTGGCGAAAAGTATATAAGAACAGCAGACCATTTGCCCGGTAGAATAGATTACACGTTTGCTGGGTTAAGACATAACCTTGAAAGCATTAAGTCAAAAGCGCGTATTATGCTATGTTGGGTAGATGAGGCTGAACCTGTTAGTGAATTAGCGTGGGCAAAGTTATTACCTACAATACGTGAAGTAGATTCAGAGGTTTGGGTAACGTGGAACCCAGAACGAAAGAACAGCGCAACAGATAGGCGTTTTAGACTAACACCGCCAGTTGGCAGTAAAATAGTTGAAATGAATTGGAAAGATAACCCTTGGTTTAATAGAACCCGGTTAGCTAGCCAAAGATTAGAAGATCAAGAAAAACGACCAGACAGCTATGAATGGATTTGGGAGGGTGACTATGCTAGTGTGCATGAAGGTGCGTATTTTAGCAAGTTACTAGCTAACGCTAAACGTGAAGGCCGTATAGTTGATATGTTACCAATAGACCCAGCACTACCTGTTTATGGTTTTCACGATATTGGTGGCTCTGGTGCTAAAGCTGATAGTTACACTATTTGGTTAGCGCAATTTGTAGGTGATTGGATAAACGTACTAGATCACTATATAGCGCAAGGTCAGGTGCTTAGTTATCACATCAATGAGATGCGCAGAAGATGGCCACACGCTATAATGCAGCTACCGCATGATGGTGTTAATGAGAATAGCTGGACAGGTAAAAGAGTAGAAGATCACTGGAGAGATGGTGGTTTTGAGGTGTTAAAACCATTGCCAAACCAAGGTAAAGGCGCAGCAATGCAACGTGTTGAAGCTGTTAGACGCATATTGCCTAAATGTAAGTTTGTAAAAGATAAGACTGAAGCTGGGCGTGCTGCATTAGGATGGTATCACGAAAAAAGACCATCAGATGGTAGAGATGTAGGACTTGGCCCAAACCACGATTGGTCATCACATGATGCTGATAGTTTTGGCTTGATGGCGCTAATGTCAGATAAATTTAAAATAAAAAAGGCAAAGCCGTTGGTAATGCCTAATTATGGAAGTGCAATATAATATGCTAAAATATGATAATGATTTAGGCGTAGATGATTCAAACAACACTGCAAGCGGTGTAGATGATGCTGGCAATGATGATTTGCTATCAATGGTACGTGCTGAGTTTTCACAAAGCATTGGTATGTCACATGATAGCGATTTAACGTCATCAAGAGAAATAGCGCTGCGTTATTACAATGGCGATGTGTTTGATGTGTCTGTATTCGGACAGCGTAGTAAGACTGTAAGCACAGACATAGCAGATAACATAGAAGCAGTGTTGCCTGACTTAGTTGATGTGTTATCCGGGGAAGATGTTGCTGTATTTCAACCTGTAGGCATAGAAGATGAGGAAGCTGCACAGCAAGAAACAGATTATATTAATCATGTTTTCTTTGAGCAAAACAACGGCTTTCAAATATTATATGATGGAATCAAAGAAGCGCTGTTATTAAAAACAGGTATATTTCGTTGGTACTGGGAAGAAGATACGTACTTAGACACTAAAAACTTTAACCAGCTAGATGGCCTTGGCTATATGACTTTGCTAGATCAAGGTTATCAATTAACAGAAGGTGTTGTAGAGGAAATTGGTGAAGATGAGATAATCATCACAAACGCTGTTTTTAGTAAAGAGATAACTAAAGGACAGGTTAAAGTTGAAACAATACCAAGTGAGCGCTTTGCTGTTGGCAGAGATACAGTAAGGCTTAGAGATGCAGCGTACTGCGTTGCCCAAATTGAAACACGTAAACAGGATTTGCTAGACAAAGGCTATGACCCGGAAAAGGTAAACAACCTAACGAATATAGATAGCATGGACAATGAAACTGTATCTGATGCTAGAGATGTTGACACTATTGATGATAACTACAGCAACAGCATTGGGCCAATGCAGCAAGTCACAATACTTGAGCATTACATCCGTGTTGAAGGCCAGATAAAACGATTAATTACAGATTACGACAGCACTACAGTTTTAAGTGTTGAAGATGCGCAATATATACAATACTCAAGCATTTGCCCGTACCCAATGCCGCACAGATTTTATGGTTTATCATTGGCTGATAAGCTTATTGAAGTACAGCGCGTAAAGACAGGCATACAACGACATATGCTAGATGAACTGTCATTTAGCCTTAATCAACGCATGGAAGTGTCAGAAGATGGTGCAAACGAAAACACTATATCTGATTTGCTCAACAATACGCCCGGTGCGCCGATACGTTCACGCAATGGCGGTGCCGTAAGACCAGTCAGACTGGCTGGCAGTGGTTTTGACTATTTGTCTGCATTAGAAACAGCAAATGTCATGGCAGAGCGCCGCACAGGTATAATGCGCGGTGAAACAGGTATGAAAGCTGACACGCTGCACGATACTGCATCAGGAGCACTTACAATGCTATCTGAGGGCAAGAAACGTACAAGACTAATGGCACGTATATTTGCTGAAGGCGGTATCAAAGACATGATGCTTGGCATACATTGCTTAATCAAAGAATATGCAACAGAAGCTGATTATGTAAGGCTTAGAGGTAAATGGACACAAGTAGACCCTACAAAATGGGGTAGACGTAACGATATGACTATTGAGATTGGTGTTGGCGCTGGTGGTAAACGACAAGAAGCTATGTTAGCGCGTGAAGTTATTAACTTACAGGCGCAAATCGTACAGCAACAAGGCGGTGCGCCAGAAGGATCATTAGCAACACCGCAAAGCATACACGCTGCATTAGTTAGGTTTGCAGAGAAAGCTGGCATGAAAGCACCAGAAATTTACTTCCCTGCACCACAGGAAATGCCTGAAGATGGGCCGCCGCCGCCAACTGATGCACAAGTTAAAGCACAGGCTGATGCGCAAGCTAAACAGCAAGAAATGGAACTCAAGAAGTATGAAATAGATAGCAAGATGCAGCTAGAGCGTGAAAAGTTAGCACAGGCTGATGCTATTGAGCGTGATAAGTTGGAGCGTGAAACAGCACTAGCTATTGAGATGCGTAAGTATGAACTACAAATGAAAGAAAAAATGTCATCATTTAGACCGGGAGGTAGCCTAATTACATGACCAAAAAGGACAAAGCAGAAGCAAGTGCTGATGCAGCACAGGCAAAACGTGAATTAAAGCTGACAACCACAGCACTAAGAAACATGGAAGAAACAGCAATAGAAAACTTGCTAAAAACTAAACCAGAGGAAGAACATAAAAGACGTGAACTTATAGCGCTTATCAATGTGTGCCGTGAGATTCCACGTAAACTAAACAACTACATTGACACTCATAAGATCAACCAAGAAGGAGTCTAAGAAATGAGTAATGAAGCCCCCTTAAGTATCGACCAAGCCGTAAGCGAGCTAACACAGTTAGAACCGCCAAAGCCTGAAGAAGCAGAAACTACAAATGCTGTAGAGGAAGTAGAAACAGAAGATACCGAATTAGATGGTGAACCAGAAACCATCGATGCCGACGAGGAGCCTGACGATAGCGAGGTTAACCTTGAAGATGAAGAAGTTGAGGAAGTTGAAGCGGAAGAAGATGTTCCGTCAATCGATGCACCCCAATTCTGGACAGATGGCGCAAAAGATGTTTTCTCATCACTGCCTGCTGAAGCACAGTCTGTTATTGCAGATGAAGTTAAGCGGTCACAAGCTGAAACAACTAGAGCGCAACAAGCTGCGGCTGAAGCTACCAAGCAATCAGTACAGCGCATGGAAGAACTACATAATGTGATTGAGTCGGTTCATACTGAAACAGCTACGTTGGATAGATTATTTGATCAGCGCTGGAAAGATGTAAACTGGGTAGAGATGTCACAAAGAAACCCATCTGAATACTTGCAAAACAAAGCGTTGTTTGAAGCTGAGTCGCAAGCCCTAGAGGTTCATAAAGAATCTGCGGTCACTGCACAAAAAGAATATGAACAACAGATATTGCAAGAAAACTTTGCAAATGCACCTAAGTTATTCCCAGATTTATTAGATGCTGTGAAAGGCCCGGAGATACAACAAACATTGACTAAGACGTTGTTATCACTTGGCGCGACACCTGAAGAACTCAGATTTGCAAAACCCGGAATGTTAGCTTTGGCCTATGATGGTATTAAATACCGAGATAGTCAGAAGAAGCTTTCAAAAACTAGCGCAAAACCTGTGCCCAAGGCAATCAAGTCAAAAGGCAAATCAGCAGGCAATGCAAATTCATTAAGAAAAGCTCGTGCTGCAAAGCGCTTCAATAAATCTAATTCATTAGATGATGCTGTGGCGTTATTGTTATCGAGTTAGCTATCAATAGGAGATTTTTAAGATGGCTGCACCAACAAACACAATCGTACCAGCCGGTGTTGCTGGCAACAGAGAAGACCTGTCAAACCTTATCGAGCGCGTTGCTCCTGAGAAAACACCATTCTGCTCAAACATCAAAGGCGGCGGCGTAAAAGTTACGGCTACAAGACATGAGTGGCAAACAGAAACACTAGCAACTCCAGATGCTGCTTCAGCACAAGTTGATGGTGATGATACTACATCATTTGAAGCTAACACAAGAACACGTGTTGCTAACCGCGTACAAACTAAAAAGCGTGCGGTAGTTGTAGCTGGCATACAAGAAGCTGTTGACTCAGCTGGCGTAGCGTCAGAAATGGCTAGACAAAAGCTTATCAAAGGTATTGAGCTAAAGCGTGACTTTGAAGCTCGTTTCATTGGTAACTACGCTTCATCTGAAGAATCAGGTGCAAATGGCCGTAAAGCTGCTGGTGCATTAGCATGGGCAACTTCAAACGTGTCACGTGGTTCAGGCGGTGCTAATGGTGGATATAGCGGAACAGATTGTGCTGCTGCTACAAATGGTACACAGCGTACTTTCACTAAAGACATCATGGATGCTGTAATCCAATCTGGATTTAACAATGGCGCTACATTCTCACAAATCTACATGAGTGCTGCTCACAAAGCTACATTCTCAGGATTTGCTGGACTTGCAGCTAACCGTTATGAAATCAACGGATTAGATGAAGGCGTAGTTGTTGGCGGTGCAGACGTTTATTTGTCTAACCACGGCAAAATGACTATAATACCAGTACAGTATGGCCTAACACGCGATGCTCTATTTGTAGACCCATCTATGTGTACATTAGGTACATTACGTTCACCACGTTATGAAGAACTATCCAAAACTGGTGACAACGAAAAAGGTCAAATCCTTGGTGATATGACACTAATCGTTAAAAACGAAAAAGGTCTAGGCGTAGCCGCAGACTTAACCTAGTATTAGGTAAACACCGGGGGCTGGCATATGCTAGCCCCTACATATACAGGAGAAAGATATGCCAAAGGCAAAAGCAGCACCAAAAATTAAAGCTAAAGTAAAAGATGATCGCGTTGAGTGTATAGTCACTAAAAAAGGCGGTATAGCACAAATAAGAACAGGCAAGTTAAGCGCAGATGGTACTGAGTTATGCTATAAAAAAGGCGATATCTTTAAAACAGACGCAAATCAGGCTAAACTGTTAGAAAATAACGACTTAGTTGTAGCAAGGGATTAACATGAGTAGTTTTAAACCATTTTCATATGATGCAGCAACAGGCATGAAGCATAGCCTTGCAGTTGATAGCGCAACAGATGAAATGTATGTAAAAACAGAACAAGATGTCACTAAAATATTAGATCACAATAAAAGACAGCAGTATGATGCTAAAGGCACACTAGGCAAAGCTGATTTAGTTAAAGTTGGCACAATACCATTAGGGCTAATACAGCATTGGAAAGCAACAGAAGGCATTGATGTATTTAATCAAGACCATTGGCCTCGTGTTGTAGAAAAATTAAACAGTAATGAATTTCAGGCATTGCGAGTAGCGCAGTTTAAGGTGTAGTTATGGCATTTGCAAATCTAGGCGAATTAAAAACAGTTATAAATGACACGTTAAATCGTGATGATTTGACTGCACAAATACCTAATTTTATTAAGATGAATGAAGAAAGCGTTAACCGCAAAGTCAATGTATCTGAGATGGAAGAATACACTGAGTTTACTATAAACGTGGGACAAACAACATTGCCTACAAACTTCTTGGAAATGCGTAATATACAGATGAAAAGCTCTGAATATCCATTGCAATATGTACCACACAACGCATTAGATGGCATAGGCTCTGATTCTGGCATACCTAGATTTTATTCTATACAAGGCACAAAACTATTATTTTATCCGTTTCCCCCGGATGCTACTATTGGCATTATGAGGTACTTGGCTGAAGTAACACCATTAGTAAATGATGTAGATACAAATTGGTTACTAAGTAAATCGCCGCAAATATATTTGTATGGTACATTGTTACACGCTGCACCATTTTTAAATGATGACAGCAGATTGCCTGTCTGGGCTAGTTTGTTTGAAGATGCTGTTAGGGCATTGAATGATCAGGACAAGCGCAGAATGTCAGGAACTAAACCACAAATGATAAACGCAACAGCGGGATACTATTGATATGCCTACAACAACAAATTATGGTTGGACATACAACCTACCAAATACTGCACAGGATACATGGGGCGGTGATTTAAATAACACGCAGATAGCGATTGATGCGCAAGTAAAGTCTAATGAAAATTTAGCTAACACTAAAGCGCCAATAGCAAGCCCTACATTTACAGGCACAGTTACAGGGCCAACATTTGTCGGTAATCTTACAGGCAATGTTACAGGTAACGTGACAGGCAACGTAACAGGCGCTGTAACAGGTAATGCAACGTCAGCAGATAAATGGTCTACTGCAAGAACTGTTACATTAACAGGCGTTGTTACAGGCAGCGTAGCATTTGACGGCACTGGTGATTTTACATTAGCTACAAGCGTTGGCACAATAGCAGATGATACACTAACAATAGCGCAAACAAGCGGCCTGCAAGCAGCATTAGATAGCAAAGTAGCACACGCTAGCGGAAATGGCAGAACAATAACTGTAGGCAATACAGCGCCTACAAGCCCATTAACAGATGACATTTGGTTTGATACAACGGCATAATGGCGATAAAAACTTATAACGGCACTGCATTTGCAGACGCAACAGCTAAGTATTACAATGGTAGTGCGTGGGTAGAACCTAGCAGTGGTGTAAAGCGTTGGAATGGTAGTGCATGGGAGGTTGTTTCTACTGCATTTGAGGCAACACTAACGCAAACAGCACTGTCTGGCTCTACAACGTACAACTCATCACTGGGTAGCTATACAGGTGTTACAAGTAGCCCCGGCACTGGTTACACAGCCGTAACAGTTACGGGCGGTAAAGCGCCATTTACATATCAATGGTTTTATGTATCTGGCGATGTAGGTAGTATAAATATTTTTCCGCAACTGCCAACGCAGTATACTACAAGATTTGGTTTTAATTATTTTTTACAAGGTGGCACTGCTGTTTATAGATGCCAAGTAACAGATGCCGATAACAACGTAATTAATTCAGATACAGTTACAGTGAGTTTTAGTTAATGTTAGTACCATTAAACATACCGCCCGGTGTTTACACTAACGGCACAGAGTATCAGTCTAAAGGCCGTAACTTTGATGCTAATCTTGTACGTTGGCAGTTTGGTGCATTAGGCCCAATGGGCGGCTGGAGGCAAAGAACAACTACAACTGTAAGCGGTAAAGCAAGACGTGTTATATCTTGGCGTGATAACAACAACCAAGTATGGGCTGCGATAGGAACAAATAGCCATTTATATGCTATGACAGCTGGCGGTGCTGTAACAGATATTACGCCTTCTGGATTAACTGCCGGGCGTGCAGATGCAGATACAGGCGCTGGATTTGGTACAGGTTTATATGGACAAGGGCCGTATGGAGTTAGTAACCCTGCTGTAGTAAGCACTACAAACCCTGCAAGTATATGGTCACTAGATACATTTGGTCAAATATTGTTAGGCGTATTGCCTGATGACGGCAAACTTTACGAATGGAATGTAAACGTCAATGTTAATGCCACACAAGTAACAAATGCGCCTGTAGATAATAGAGCTGTATTGGTAACGCCAGAACGTATTGTAATGTGCCTTGGAGCAGGAGGTGTGCCAAGAGATGTTGCTTGGTCAGACCAAGAAGATAGAAACCAATGGACAGCAGCAGCTAATAACCAAGCTGGTAACTTTAGTCTACAGACAGCTGGTACAATATTAAATGCTGTCAATGTAAAAGGTGGTAGTCTTATATTTACAGACAAAGATGTGTGGCGCGTTGTATATTTAGGGCCGCCATTAGTGTACGGATTTCCGCAAGATAATGCTGGTGGTGGTTTAGTATCTGCTGGTGCGGTGACAACGGCTGATGGCGCTGCATATTGGATGTCACATGAAAACTTTTATGTTTATACAGGTTACAGCCAACCTATAAAATGCGACGTACATGATGCAGTGTTTAAAGATATTAACAGGGCGCAAATTAGCAAAGTTACTGCTTGGCACAACGCATCATTTGGTGAGGTTTGGTGGTTTTACCCTAGTGCTGATAGCACTGAAAATGACAAATATGTGGTTTATGACTATAGAGAAGGACATTGGAATAAAGGCAGTTTATCGCGATTATGTGCGACAGACAAAGCGCCATTACCATATCCAATAGCTGTAGATGCTACTGGCAAGATATATGATCATGAATTTGGTTATGATCACAATGGTGATGTTAGTTTTATTGAGCATGGGCCTGTTGAGCTTGGTGTTGGTGAAACTACAGCAAATGTGACCTTTATATACCCTGATGAGAGCGCACAGGGCGACGTCAGCATGACTTTTAAGACTAAGATATACCCTAACAGCGCAGAGCGTAGTTTTGGCCCTTATACGGCAACTAAGCAACCTGTACCCGTTAGAGTACATGGTAGGCAAATGCTAGTAAAAGCGATAGGCGCAGAGTCAACTAACTGGCGTTTAGGTATACCGCGTATAGAAGTAATGCCGGGGAGCAAAAGATGAGACTGCCTGACGCAATGCCAACGTATGATCTGATCAATGAAACGGAAACACGTCGCAATATTACATATGAGATGACGCAAACACGTAAGATCAATGAAGATATAAATATAAACGCAAGCAATAGATTAATACTTACAAGCCCGAATGGAACACGCTATAGTGCAAGTATTGATAACTCTGGAGTATTAACATGGACAGCTCTGTGAATATAGAGAACCATAAAGAGCAAATTGTAAACGCATTAGCGCGTTCAGGTCACAAGCATACGTTTGATGACGTTGTAAAGGCTGTAGCTAATGATGAGGCGCAGTATTGGCCAGCTAATAACAGCGCTGCAATAACGCAAGTAGCTAAAAAGTCTGATGGCACTGTTGGATTAAATGTTTGGCTATATGGTGGTGATTTAAAAGACTTTTATCTTTTAGTAGATGCCGCAAAAAAACACGTAAAAGACTTAGGCGGTGACTTTATTATGACATTTGACCATCGCAAAGGCTGGAACAGATTATTAAAAAAACTAGGTTTTGTTGAGCATGGCAAAACTTTAATATGGAGGCTCTAATGGGCGGCAAAAAGAAAACAGTAACAGAAACAAGACCAACGCTTAGTGACTTTTCGAGGCGGCAGTACGATACGATCAGCGGTAGAGTTAATGAGTTAATGGGCCAAGAGTTTACACCTTATTCAGGGCAAAGAGTAGCTGGTGTAAGTGATTTAGAGCGAGAAGCTGGACAAACTTTTTTAGGGCAAACAGAAGATGTAAGAGGTTTGCTAGGTGATGCTACTAGCAGAATACAAACAGGCGCACAATATACACCAGAGCAAATACAGGCACAAAGTTTTGCTGATGCCGATTTGTCTGCTTATAGAAATCCGTTTCAAGAGCAAGTTATTGATGCACAGTTAGCCGATATTGAAAGACAACGTGGACAGACCGCAGAGCGCATTGATGCTGATGCCTCTAAAGCTGCCGCATTTGGTGGTTCAAGGCAAGCAATACAGCAAGCTGAAAGTGATAGAAATTTTGCAGATATAGCAGCTGAAACAGGTGCTAATTTAAGATCACAAGGTTTTCAACAGGCTGCAGCTATGTATCAGCAAGATGCTGCAAGGCAAATGCAAGCTGATTTAGCTAATCAACAAGCTGGAATGAGTGGTGCGGAGTTGCGCATGAGAGGCGCTGGACTGTTAGGCGATATGGCTGGGCGTATGTCAGATGCTGATATGCGTGAAGCAGCTATGCGTGGTAGTTTAGGTGAACTAGAGAGAGCGCAACAACAAGCTGAACTAGATGCACAATATCAATCATATTTAATGGCCTATGATGACCCATACAGACGTGCGCAGCTACAGTTAGGACTATTAGGACAAACACCAATGCTAACAAATGTTAGAGGCACACAGACAGAAAGCGGTGGTGGTTTAGGTGCAGCAATAGCTGGTGTAGGGCAAATAGCCTCAATGTTTAGAGGCAAATAAGTACAAGAAGGTAAGGTTATGGTATTTTTTAGAGGAATGATGAATCAGCAGCGTAGTTTGCCAAGGCGCAAAATGCCTATGCGTACAGGTGGTAATTTTGGTGGTGCTTTTGCGTTAAATCCATCGTTAAGTGGACTATCTACTATAACACAGCCAAGATTTAAAGGACAAGGCGACATTATAACAAACCCAGATATTATAGCGGCACTAGAAACACCGGGTGGCGGCACATTTAAAGGGGCGGGTGGCCGCATTACAACTGTTGAGCCAGATTATATAGCGCCTCCATCTCCTGCAAACAACATGGGTCTTGCACAAGGTATGATTAGTAATATAATACCAGAACAAGATGGTGCTGCACTAGCAAAACAACAACTTGGTGAGCCTACAATGATTACGCAAAACATTGATGGTCAAAGAGTGTTAAGTGATGATGAGCAAGCAACTATAGACAATACGGCATTACAAGAGCGGTTAAAGGGTAGATATGATGCACCCGGTTACACCACTACAGATAAGATAGCTGCTATTGCTGGTGTATTAGGTGATGTATTCTCTGCACCGGGAGATAGAAACAAAACAGCAGCTATAATGCAAACGATAGAAGCTAGACGTGCTGGCGATATGCAAAGACAGCAACAAAAAGCAAGTGCCGAAATAATGGAAAAAGGTTTAAGTAACTTATCGCCAGAGCTGCAAGCACTTGCACGTGCAAATCCTGAAGCGTTTTACAGTGCTTATTTGCCAAGCATTATACAAGATCAAAGTGCGCTAGGTACTGCAAGGTTAGGCCAAATAGATGCAAATACACAAAAAATATTAGCTGATATTGGTATGGATGAAAAAACATACGATGAACAAGTTAGGCAGTTTGAGGCAACTTTTAAACAGCGCGATAATGAAACAAAGTTAGATTATGATTTTAGAGTAAAACAGCAAGAATTAGATGAAGCGCAAAGACGTATCACTAATAAGAGGCTACAAGAAACATTAAACTTTAATATGTCAGATGCTGATAGGCAAAATGTTTTAGATCAGCAAAGGTTAGGCATACAAAGACTAAACGCATTAAACAAGGAAGGTAAAACTAAAGACCCTACTGCAAAGCAGTCTGACAATGCAATGTTTTACACAAAAGCGCTAACTGCATTTAAAACAATAGACGGCAGTGATTACAATCCAGCTAAATTATTTTCACAAATTGCGCCTTTACAAGTATTAAAAGGGGAGAAAAGAGACACATATGAAACAGCTGGTGATGCTTTTATACAGGCAATTTTAAGGCCTGAGTCTGGCGCTGTTATTGGGCCTAAAGAAATGATAGAGTATAGGCAAACATATTTACCGCAACGAGGTGACTCTAAAAGTGCGTTAGAATTTAAACGTCAGCTCAGACTAAGCTCAATGAACAGTTTAGCACTAGGCACAGGTGGGTTAGTTGAGCCTTATAATCCTGATGATGTGACTACAAGTGTTACACCAAGCGTTACTAACATAGGTGGCGTAAACTATTCAACGCAAGATCAGTAGAGTAGGTAATAAAATAATGTCAATACCAAATATTACTAGCCAAGAACAATATGATGCTTTGCTACCCGGAACTAAATATCGAAGATCTGATGGTCAAATTAAAACTAAAAGCGGTAGTGCACCAATGCAAGCAAAGCCTCTTGATGGTTTTTTAAGTGGTTTAAGAGCAGTTGGTACAGCTGTTAGGGCTGGCGGTGGTGCAATAAATCCAGCAGTTGCATATGGCGCAGGCGCTCTACCAGATGAGGGACTTATAAGTGATTTAAGAGCGGCTGGTGCTGTTACTAGGGCTGCTAGTGGAATAATAAATCCAGCAGTTGCATATGGCGCAGGCGCTCTACCAGATTACGCTGCTGACGTTATAGAAGAACCTGTAAAAACATTAGTAACAGACCCAGCAATGGCTGTATACGATATGCCAAGTAACATACAGAAGTCTGGCGCATTAGGTGGTGGTGCGTTAGCTGCGTTGGCTACAGGCAGGCCAGCAATAGCTGGTAGGTTAGGCAAACAGGCTGCACTAACAGGATTAGAGGCAGCAGGAGGCGCTGCTGAACTTGCAGGATTAGCGCCAGCTATAGGGCCATTAGCAAAAACAGGTGTAGCTACTGTTAAAGGTATTATAAAAGCACCCGGCCAAGTATACAGAGGCACACGCAGAGCATTTAATATTGATACTCCTGATGTGCCTACTAAAAGCATATCTGATGAGATTGCAAAGCAAGTGGGTACTGCTGATGAAGTTGCCCCGGTAGTAGATGACGCTGTTGATGCAGCAGAGGAACTAATAACGCCAAGTTTAATACCACAAGGCAAAGAACAAAACATATATGACTACATGAGAACTGTATCTGGCATAAAAGACCCAAAAGAGTTTAGATCATCATTGTTACGTGCCGCAGATGATGAAACAGTCAGACCTGATATGCTATTGCAAGACCCTAATTTGCCGGGATATCGTATAGCTGGCGTAGGTTTAGGTCGTAGGGCTGGGCCATCTCAAAATATAATGCAAAAAGCTGCAAGAGCGCAACAATCCGAACAAAGTCAACGTGTAAATGAAGCATTTAACGTAGCACTTGGTAGACCAAAAGATATGATCGACACGCTAGATGATATAAATATAAGAATAGATAAGGAATCTAAACCATTATATGACAAAGCATTTGCTAAGGGAATACAGCCAACAGAAAAATTACAAGAGGTGCTTAACATACCTTTAGTTAAAGACTACAGGGATAAAGCAGTAAAAGATTTAGCTTATATGGGGCAAGCAACAGAAAACCAATTAGAAATATTACATCAAGTTAAAAAAAGTTTAGATGATGAAATAGGTAGGAATATACAACAAAATACAAAAAAAAGAGCGCGTGATTTAATAGATATTAAAAATAAACTACTAAAAGAAATAGATGACGTGAATCCAGAATATGCACAGGCTAGAAGTGTATTTGCTGGTGAGGAGGCTAACAAAAATGCAATGGATTATGGCTTAAAAAATATCACTAACAAGAAAACTAGACCTAAACAGTTTGCAAGAGATATAGAGAAATATAGTAAATCTGAAAAAGAAGCGCTGTTGTCAGGTATTAAAGATCAAATAGATATTCTATTAGATAACCCTGAGAGCTATAGCGCATTAAAAGGCCAATTTAGAACGCCAAGCTTTAAAGCTAAGTTAGAAACAGTTATTGGTAAAGAAAAAACTGAAACCTTAGTAAATGATTTAGTGCGTCAAGCAGAGCTAGCAGATACAGCAAAAGCAACAGATGTAGGTGCAAACTCTATTACAGCAAGTGCTACAGAAGCTATGAAACTAGTAGAGCAGCCAGCGAAAAGCGACACAATGCAAGCTATAGCAAAAGGCACTGAAGCTGTTGGCGATGTAAGAAACTTAGCTAATTTGATACCATTTTTAGGTAGAAAAGCTGGTGATCTAAGTTTAAGAACACTTGGTAAAGCTGGAGATGTTGTTGATGAAGATATAACAACTGCTGCCGCCCAATTATTGACTATGCCTACACGCGATGCAGCGCAAATGCTATTAGATTTAGATATAGACGTAAGAAAGAAAATAAGCGGTAGATTGCTAGATAATTCGCAAGGCGTAAAGATACTACGTGCGTTACCAAAACAGAGCGCTTTAACAGCACTTGGTGGATTAACTGGTGCTGGTGTAGTTAGTGCAACAACACCTAATATTGTAAATATTACAACTCAACAGCAATATGATAGTCTGCCAGCTGGCACACGTTATCGTAGGTCTGATGGTCAGATACTTACTAAAAGATAAAAATGATTAGCCGAAAACCCATACTTAAAGCTAATATGAAGTGCAACAAGCCTAGACGTACACCGGGGCATAAAACAAAGTCGCACGTTGTAAAGTCGTGTTATGACGGCAAAGAGAAGATCATACGCTTTGGACAGCAAGGTGCTAGTACAGCAGGAAAGCCTAAGTCTGGTGAAAGCCAACGTATGAAGAAAAAGAGAGCTAGTTTTAAAGCGAGACATCGCAAGAACATAG